AAGACAAGCTAGAAGAAGGTGGAAGTGTTGATTAGTCGAGCTACAATGAAACAACAAATGAAAGGTAATAAAATGCCAAAACCAAAAGCAGTAATGAAGAAGTCAGACGATCTTCTTTACAAAATTACAGGTAAAAGAGATCCTAGAGGTTATAAAAAAGAAACAAAAAAACCTGTAAAAAAGAAAAATTTAGGTGGAATATTAGGTGGAGGTTTGTTACCTGCAATTGTTGGTAAAAAACCATTGATGAAGCTCGCAGAGTCAGGGATGGGCGGAATACTGCCAATGGCATTTGCAGAACGTCAAAAGAGAAAAAGAAAACAGGCGCAAATGAAAGGGACAAACAGAATGACCCCTATGACTGAAATGATGGCAGGCGGTATGATGAAAAGATCTAGACCGATAGATGGCATTGCTAGAAAAGGGAAAACAAGAGCAGTATGACAAAACAAGAAGTTTGCCCCATATGTAAGACAGCTTTAAAAGACACGAAAGAAAAACAAGTGCAGTGTATTACATGCAAAACCTTGATATCAAATGATATTGAGTGGCAAAGCAAATACGGATACGAGTGGGTAGAGGACAATGCCAAAACGTAACTATCGTGGTGAATATGATAACTACCACAAACAAACAGATCAGAAGAAACGTAGAGCTAGTAGAAACACTGCTAGGTCTAAGATGAAGACTGCTGGTCGTGTTAAGAAGGGTGACGGCAAAGACGTTGCTCACAAGAATGGCAACCCTAGAGATAACAAGAAAAAGAATCTCACAGTGAAGCCAAAGTCAATAAATAGATCTTTTGCAAGAACTAGTAAAGCTAGAAAAGTAAAAAGGAAATCTTAATGCCAGAAAAAACAAAAAAAAGAAAACTTATTGGCAAATATAAAATGATAGATGGAAAACTAGTCTATGATACTAGAGCAGACAAACATAGAAGAGATGTTTTAAGTTTTTTACCTTATAAAGAGCCATTTCATGATGACGGCTTTAGAAAGTTTCATGGAACTGTAGAATCGATGAATAAAGCTCCTAGTAAGAAAAAAGCTGATACTTATACGGGTAGAACAATAAGAAGAAAAAAATCAAAGGATACACAAAGACAAAGGCGTTATAATCCAAATAATTTACCTGAATCAGTAGATCCTGATGTCCCTAAAAAATTAAAAGCAAAGGCAGGAGGTATTATGAAAGTTAAAAGATTAAAAAGTGGTGGCTTTGTGTCATCAGGTACTGATGCTGGTGACTTACAAATATTAAGAACAGCAAAGAATATAGATGATGGAAGTGCCAATGGCATGAAAGCTGGAGGCAAAGTAAAGAAAAGCAGAGTTAACGAAGCTGGTAATTATACCAAGCCCGGACTTAGAAAAAGAATATTTAATAGAATTAAAGCAGGCGGCAAGGGTGGAAGACCCGGTCAGTGGTCTGCTAGAAAAGCACAGATGATGGCTAAAGCCTATAAGAAAGCAGGTGGCGGCTACAAATAAGGAAAATACAATATGGACCCATTAACAATTACTGCTGCCATGAGTGTAGCCAATAGCGCATTTAAGGCTATTAAAGGTGGATTTGCAGCAGCAAGAGATATAGAACAGATGAGTGGGGATATAGGTAGATGGATGGGAGCTGTCTCTGATATTGACAATGCAGAAAAACAAGCAAAGAATCCTCCCCTTTTCGGAAAGTTGTTTAAAGCTGGATCTATAGAAGAAGCAGCTCTCGCTGCATATGCAGCAAAAAAGAAACTTGAAGAACAAAGATACGAATTAAAAATGTTTTTAAACATGACATATGGTCCATCAGCATATGATGACTTGTTAAAGATGGAAGGACAGATAAGAAAACAAAGACAAGAAACTGTTTATAAACAACAACAGTTAAGAAGACAAATAGGTGAAGCTGTAACATGGCTCTTAGTTGTGGCGATCATAGGTGGCTTTGCAGTATTAGTGGCTGGTATTTGGATGAAGGAAGCTAAGGCTGATGGTTATATATATAAACCAAAAGACTATACCAAGAAGCAAAAAATATGGCAGGGTAAAACTAAAAAAAAAAATATACTACATGTAGACTAGCCAAAAGAATTAAATCAAGAACTGGTATGATGGCTTGTATTTACAAAGGTGGTAATGAAACATATGAGATGATGATTGAAAGCTGGTGTCCAAAGAAATTTAAATGTGTTTACAATCCTTGGCAGAAAGAGCCTAATATAGATGATGTTATAAATTCATTAAATAGTGCGGTTAAGAACAAATGAAAACTAAACAAAAGAAATTACAATCATCAAGCAAGTATAATGAATATGACTTAGATGGCGATGGCATTGTGTCAGATGCAGAGCTTTCTAATATGAAAGAGATCAAGGAAACAGAAACAGCCCTTCGCAAAAACCTTGCTCAACTAAGAATGGCAAGGTATACTTTAATAGCTATGGGTGTATTTACAGCAGCTATGTTTGTTGTAGATGTAGAAAGAGTTAAAGCCTTGGCAGATATTAGCAATCTGTTTTATTTAAGTGGAGCTGGTATCGTAGGAGCATACATGGGTACAACAGCATGGATGAATAAAAAGTAATGGGCGGATTAAAAAAACCACAAAGGAGTTTAAAGGCTTGGGGTAAACAGAAGTGGCGAACCAAAAGTGGTAAACCTAGTACACAAGGGCCAAAGGCAACAGGTGAGCGTTACTTACCTGAAAAAGCAATTAAGGCTCTTTCGCCCTCTGAATATGCCCGTTCTACGGCTGCTAAACGAAAAGCAACTAGAGCAGGTAAACAAGTATCTAAACAGCCCAAAAAGATTGCAAGAAAGACGAGAGCTTATAGAAAGGTCAAATAAATGGCAGTAGTAGTCCCAGATATACCAGACCTGTTTGAAGAGGCATATGCAAGAGCAGGATTAGAATTAAGAACAGGCAATGATTTAAGAAACGCTAGACGTAGTTTTAATTTATTAACTATGGAATGGCAGAATAGAGGACTAAATCTTTGGACAATCGCATCTGGAACTTTGTCACTTAGCTCAGGCACAGCAACATACACTATGCCGACAGATACTGTGGATATATTAGAGCATCAGATTAGAACTGGAACTGGCACAAGTCAGGTAGATACAAATTTAACAAGAATTAGCGTTTCAACATATGCACAGCAAAGCGCAAAGAACACACAAGGTAAGCCTACACAGATATTCGTGCAAAGACTTGCCGGTTCTGTAACAGTTACCATGTGGCCTGTGCCAGATAGTGCAGACACATATACTTTATCTTTCTTTAGAATTGTGGGAATAGATGGGATTTCATCTGGTATTGATGGGACAACAACATCTTTTGTGCCACCAAGATTTGCACCATGTCTTGTTTCTGGCTTGGCTTACTATATTGCTATGAAAAGACCAGAAGTTGCAAATAGAGTTGCTCCTTTAAAACAAGAGTACGAGTTTCAGTTTGAGTTAGCGGCAGGGGAAGATCAAGATAGCTCGTCTGCTAGATTTGTACCATACAATACTTTCTACGGAGGTTAAAATTGCCAAGTAAAGTTACTAGAATAAGAAAAGACAGAACTGGTCCAGCTAAAGTAGGGCAATTTAAAAATTTAGCTAATGCGGCAAGAGCAGGGAAAATTAGTGCAGCAGAGGCTCAAAGAAAAATGAGACAGTTAGTCAAAGCCAAAAAAAATGGCGGTAAACTAGAATCTGCAAAGAAAAAAATTACTGATCCTGATTACAATGTAATGTCTGGTAGAAAAGGCAATCCTAATCAGAAAAAAGCTGAAAGTATGCGTAAGAAGGGAAGAAGAGCAGGCAAAGTAGAAAAAGCTATTCTAGGCACAATTGCTGTGACACCACAAGCAAGACTCATAAAAGGAGCCGGTCAAGTTGCAAAAAGAGTTATAAAGACTGCGAAAGATGTGGGTGCAGCAACAACAGGCACAGCCAAAACACAGCCGAAAAGAGGCGGTCAATATAGAATGGTGCCAAAGAAGCCGGGTAAAGGCAAGACAATAAGTGGTATAAGCAAAAGGTCCTCACAGACAGCACAGGGTTTAAGAAAAACACCAAAGCCTACACTTAGCGCTTTAGGTGTTGCAGGATCTAAGCCTAAGAAAAAAACAACCACACCAACCCCTAAGCCAAGACCAATGATGACTAAGCCTAAACCAAGACCAAAATCTATAGGTAAGAAAAAAATGTTTATGAAAGAAGGTAGCGGTGTATCTGGTAAAGACATGAGAAAAGCACCTGATTCAAAGGTCGAGTTTCAATCTAAAGTTATGAAGAGGAAAAAATAATGGCTGTTAAAAAGAAAAAAATTAAAACAGGTGGTTTGACTCTTGAAGAAGCTAAGAGAAAAATAAATGACCCTAATTATAATGTCATGTCTGGTAGAATAGAAAAAGACAAAAATGTACAGACAGGACCTAACAAAAGAAGAATAACAAAAGAAGATATGATGAATATTGGTATGGGTGTGTTACCATTTTCAAGAATACCAAAATTTTTAAGTCAATTACCGAGGATGTTAAAACCATCTCAAAGATTTCAAAGACTTGTTACTAATACACAAAGAACCAAAACACAGCCATTGCCAAAGCCAAGACCAAAGAGTTTAAGGTCTACAGCAGTAACAAAGCCAAGGGCAACTCAGTTAAAAAAACCTAGTACAGCAGTGACACCTAGATCTAACGTATCTCGTATGTCACCAACAAATGCTAAAAGATTTCAACAGATGGTTAACAGGGCTGTTTTAACTTCAGGTGTTTCTGAGCTAGTGAAGCCTAAGAAATCTGTAGCAGCTACAAAACCTAAAACAAAAAAGAGTAAAGGTGTTGTTACAGGTCCTGAACTTGATTTACCTAAAAAGAAAAAAACACCAAAAGTTGCTCCAAAAAAAGCTCCTGTAAAAAAGAAAAGAAGTAATATTGTTCAAAAGGGAGGTAAGCCTACTTCATCTTATGATGCACAGTTTACTTATGATAATTTAGTAAAGAGAGGTGGCAAAAAGTTTGCAAAAGCAAGAATGTCACCAGAAAATTATGCAAAAGTTAAAAAGAAAGCAGGAGGCGGCACTATGAAAAAACCTATTCCACCAGAGGCTAAAGGTCTTCAAGCGTTAAAAAAAGAAAGACCTGATGTAGTTAACAAAATGGGATACATGAAAAAAGGTGGCAAAGTTATTAAAATGCGTGGTGGAGGAGCCGCTACAAAAGGACTCAGATTTAATAGAGGTTACTAGTTGTCGAGATTAATATGCAATTTACCTGCTGTCCAAGTATGGGTTAGAAAAGAATATTTACGTGATCATGAAGACGGACATGGCAAGTTTGTAAAAGGTATATGGGTTTCTTGTAAATCTTTGCCCGGTAGAGCTTTTTATTTTGAAACATATTTACCAGAATACGGTGCTATGTTTGACAAGCTACCAATAAGTGCTTTTGTTAGTGAGCCAAAGACACCAGAGCCAGACTTAGATTTGTATAATTTACAGTTTTGGAATTGTATGGATTACAATGTGACCTGTATACAAAAGCAGTTTATAGGATCAATGACATATGAAATATATACGAGAGATGCAGGTAGTCTCAAAGGCAGTTACATAGCTACATTAGATAATTATCATGGTGACATAGACACAGTTGATTTTAGTACAAGCGAAACACCACAAGAACATAAGTCACATAATTTGTTAGAATTAGAAAATGGTCAGTTTTGTTTGTATCCAAATAATAGAACAAGAATATACGATAATAGTTTAACACCAGATAAACCTCTAACACCTGACTTTTTGGTTAGCACAGATTATTATCAAGTTGAAAACGAAGGTAAGTTAGATAGATTTGGTGATAGTGATGAGTATTTTTATAAAACTAAGAAAGAAAAGTAATGCCTTATTCAGTTGGTAAATATGCATATGGTATATGCGATAAGACAGGATTTAGATATCCGCTTAGGGAGCTAATACCAGAAATTAGAAACGGTGCTAAAACTGGTATGATGGTTGGATATGATGTTGTTGATCCAGATCATCCACAGAATCATTTAGGCAAATTTAAAACTGATGATACTCAGTCTTTGTTAAATGCAAGACCAGATAGGATAGAGC